ATTGTATAATGAAATAATATGTAATAAAATAGCAAATAAATTTAATATGGTAAATGGAATACCAAATAATGAATTTAATGTATCGGAACCTAATATGATATTTTGGAATCAAAATTGTAAATCTAATGTTATAAATACTACTAATAATAATTTTGATAATAATAAATTATGTGAATTTATGAAAGATAAAGAAAATTTTAATAGAGCTAGAATATTATTACAATGTTCAGGTAGTATATTACAAGAAGGTAAATTTTTAGGTGCAGGAACAACATCTAATAGATATTTTATAATAACAGTAAAACAATTAAGTGGTGCAAATGATGATAGATATAGAACATTAAATATAGAGAAAAATATAGGAAAACAAATAAAAATATATTGTGATATAAATAATAATATAATAGGTTGGGCTGTAGCAGATGATTGGATATATCCAGGTATGTTTGGTAATTTAACTGTTAAAGATTTTGGTATATTTGAAATACCATCAAGTGCTATAGAAATATATGATAAACCAGTAGGAACAGGTAAAAGAAATAAAATATTATTATGGTTTAATGGTCCTAGAGATAAAGTTACAATAAATAATCCAAGACAAGCAATAAAAGATATTATGACAAAACAACCATCAAATGTAGAATGTAGTTATGGTGCTGATAAAGATACATTTTTAGGTTCAGTTGGTTTTATTGGTTCAGTTCAATATTCATTTTAATTATATATTTTTAAACATATTATTATTTATTTTATTAATATATAATATATTAATAAAATGCAAGTTAATAAATGGGGTCCAAGTGGATGGACATTTCTTCATACTATAACATTTAATTATCCTGAAAAACCGAATGATGATGAAAAATTATATTATCAACAATTTTTTAATTTATTAGGTGTTACTTTACCTTGTAAATATTGTCAAGCTTCTTTTAAAATATATGCTAAATATATTCCTATTTATGATTTTTTAGATGATAGAGAAGGTATTATTTATTGGTTATTTGTTATACATAATCTTATTAATGCTAAATTAGGAGCACCATTTGAAATGTTATTTAATGTTTATGTTAAATATGAACAATTAAGAGCTAAATGTGGTAAAATGACAAATGATAATAAAGTTCAAATTTTAACTTGTCAAAAAAATTTACAAAATGTTGATGTTAATAAAATTAAACAAATTTGTAAATCTACTCATCATAAATATTATAATAAAATGTGTTCTTATATTAAAATTTTATATAAATCTCCTGAAAATCCTAATAAACCTATTGATGAATTATGTAATGCTATTATTGGTGATTATAATATTCCTTCTATTGATTAAATTAAATTTATTTATTTTAATATATTTAATTTAATTATTATCAAAAATTATTATTGTATTATTTTTTTATTCAATTTCTATTATTAGATCTTTGTCCACCTCTTGACATTCCATGAGTTGAACCTCTTGACATTTCATGAGTTGATCCTCTAGTAGATTGATTATATCTTGAACCTCTAGTAGATTGACCATTATGATAAGATCTTTGATGATTAAATCTAGTATTAGAATCAGATCTATTATTATTAGAATTTTGATTTCTTCTAGGATTAAAAGCAAAGAATCTAAATTCACTATTTTCATTTAAAGCTTTTAATTTCATATAATTATCATATAAATCAACACATAATTTTCCAGTATTAGAAGAATCATCAACTCTTGAATAAGTTACATTAACATTTGATAATAAATTTCTAACATAAGTTAATAAATTTCTATGAATATCATCAGTTGATATATTATTAGGATTTGAGAATCTAAAAAATAAAGAATAAGTTGATCTATTTGGTTTAACATTATTAGTAACAAAGAATGTTTCTAATTTATTAGCAAGTTCAAGATTTTCACAAATATAATATGTGAATTTATCTCCACCAGTAACAATAACAGAAGATAATAATTCTTCTGTTAAAGTTAAAGTACTGGAAACATTTTTAGGTAATGATAAAGTTCTGCTAGGATTACTCATTATAATTATTTATTGTTTTTTTAATAATTTGTATTATATTATAAATCTTTAAATTGTTATATTTAATAATATCTTTAAATTATTCATATAAAAAAATTAATGATAAAAAATAATTATATTATCATTAACTAAAAATGTTTCGCGAAAAGATAATAAATCCTTTGGATTTATTATCTTTTGAGCGTAAGAGCCCACTATCTAAATAAAAATTTTTTAGATTTTTATTTAGATAGCGGGCTGTTTCTAGTACTTTAACTATTGACTTTTGTCTTAAGAAAAATTGATAATATTAAATATTTATATATATCAAGATAATATATGATATATATAAAATATATATCAATATATGAATAGTATTATAATGAATCAAATAGATAATATACAATATAAATATAATATATTAGATAAAAATGATAATATTAATAATTATATAAATAATAAATATTTTAGAGATTTGATAGAATGGGATATGGCTAATCAAGAATCATATATTATGACTATTAGTTTAGATAATAATACTAATATTATTTATTTTACAATTGGTATTGATGATTATACTCATAAATTATCATTAGAAGATATTGATAATATTTGGTTTGTTAAATATATTAATTTAATTGAAGGTGATAATTTTTCTGATGATGATTTTATTGAAATTAATAATTTTATTATTGAAGCAAATAATCTAATTAATAATCCTAAATTCGATTTATATATAAGTTTAACTAGTATTAATAATTTAATTGATAATTTATTTGATGATGATGATAATAATAATAATTCAGAAGAATATGTATATAGTGATTATAATGATAGTAGTAGTGAATCAAAAAAAGACATAATAGAAGAAGATGATATAGAATTATATTCAAAAATATCAACAAAAAATAAAAAATCATTTATACCAGATTATTCTAATACTTATAATGATTCTATTGATGTATCAGGTACCTTTGATGATAATGATTATAATAATAATTATGATGATATTGATTATAATAATGATAAAGATTTATTTGATGATAATGAGGAAGATATCAATATATTTAATGAAAAAGAATTATCAGATGATATAATTGAAGAATTTGATATAATAGATGATAAACATATAATAGATGAAAATATGATAAAATATTTTTCAAATTTCATAGTAGATGAAACAAAATTAAATACAATAAATTGGGAATTATTTAGATTAAATACATTAAATATTCTAAATAATATGAAAAATGAAAAAGATGAATTAAATTTAAATCCAGAAAATCAAGTAACAATAATATTAAATGAATTAAAAAATTTAATATCAAAGAAAAATAATATTAAATTAGATTTTTATAATGATAACTTATTAGATATTAATATAATATTAAATGATATTAAACTTATTAATGATATTAAATTAGATGAAATGATTATTAATATTAAATTTACTAATTTATATCCTTATTATCCTATTAATTTTAATATAAGTAAACCTTTATTTAAAAATAAATTAAATGAATCAATAAGATCTAATGAATATTTTAAATTAATAAATTGGAATCCATCTAATTCAATATTAAATTTAATTAATGATATTGAAATAATATTATCTAAATATGGTGAATTATCTAATGAAAATATTGATGATAAAATTATTGGATTAATTAATTTAATATCTCAAATATTTGATAAAATATCATTAGATTATCATATTATCAAATTAACTAATAATGATATTAAATATAATAAATTAACTAATCCTATTACAAATAAAAATAAAAATAATCAAGTATGGAATAATGGAGTTGGTTATGGTAATGGTAATACTCATAATAATGATTGGAATATTAAACAATATTTATTAGATAAAGAAAAAAATAATACAATATTATTACAAAATATAGTTGAATTATCAGTTTATTTAAGTGTTAATATGAATCAAAATATAATTAAATATTTAGAATCATCAAGTAATATTGAAAAATTATTAGATTATTTTTTTGGTACTAATATGGATCTAAATCAAATAATTAATATAGATTTTATTGAATCATTTGTTGATATATTAAATAGATTAGTATCTAATAATTATAAATTTAATGATATGAAAGTTATATCAAAAATATTAGATAATAAAGAGACTATATTAACTTTTTGTAAATTATCTCAAGATAATGATATTAAAGATATTAAAATATTATATGATAATTTTTTCATTATATTTGAACAAATGAAAATAACAAATAATGATAAAAAAGAAGATGAATTTATATTAAAAAAATATCAATATATGGTTATTGAAAATAATTTAAGTAATTTTATGGATAAAAAATCATTTACACAAATAACTAATAAACCATATTCAGAACAATTTAATAAAAAACATTTAATGAAAGAATTATTAATGTTAAAAAATTCATTACCTTGTGATAATGATTCTGGTATATATTTATGTTATAATATGGATGATATATCTAAATTAAAAGTATTGATTATACCTAGTGAATCCACTCCTTATGCTTATGGTTGTTTCATATTTAATATTCATATTTGTAATAATTATCCTAATAATCCTCCATTAGTTAAATTAATCACTACTGGTAATGGTTCTGTTAGATTCAATCCTAATTTATATAATTGTGGTAAAGTTTGTTTAAGTTTATTAGGTACATGGTCTGGTCAAGTTACTGAATCATGGATACCTGATCAATCCACTATATTACAAGTATTAATATCAATTCAATCATTAATATTTGTAGATGATCCATATTATAATGAACCAGGTTATCAAACAAGAAGTAGAATAGAAGCTTCTATAAAATATAATGAAAATATTCAAGTCAATAATATTAGATATGCTATAATTGATAATATAGTTAATCCTGATAAAGATTTTAAAGATTTAATATATGATCATTTTAAATTAAATAAAGATAAAATTATTAATAAAGTTGATAAATGGTTAAATGAAGGTAAAGAAAAATGTATTATTGATAATAAAGTTCAAATCAAAGATAAATTAATGAAAACTTTCACTAAATATAATATTTGAACAAGAGTATAGTTTTATTACTTACTATATTTAATTATAATCATTTAATATATTATTATAATAAATTAAATAATTATCAAGTGAAATCATTATTTTATAAAATCATTTAGATCATTTAAATTATCTAAAAATGAATTATATTTATAAATATCTTCTTTTATATGATATGATAATTTATCAATTAAATTATTATCATTTATTATTATATTATCAATAATTTTATTTTTAGATTCATAAATAATAAATTTATTATTTGATAGAAGATATTTATAAAAATATAATCTATATATATGACTTTGATAAGGTTTAATATAATTGATTTTTGATATAATAAAAATATTATTAAAATTATAAGAATATAATAAAAAGATATTATTAAAGAGATCATTAAGAGTATATCTTGTATTATTATAAATAATATAATAGTTATTATAAATATTTAAAATAGATATTATATTAATAAGATAATTAGTGATATTATTTCTTTCTAATAATGTGAATCTAAAATATTCATTAAATAAATGATATTCAAATTTATTAATAGATTTTAATTGTTTATTAGTTTGTAAGAAGATTTTTTTTAAGAAGATAGTATCATATATAGAATAATAGATTAATTGGTCTGACATATTATTAATATCTATTTTAATTTTCCATATATCTCCCATATTTTTTTAATTATCTATTAAATATTTATAAATATAATCATC